GTCTAGGATTAATGTTAATTCAACCCTACCAGAAACTTTATCCAATATCAAGTTTTTTATTTTCTCTCTGCAAAAAGAGATTATGGCTTCAATTTTCTGTTCTTTGTCGTCCACATCGTCACCCAATAGTTGTAAGCCCATTTCGTGACAAATACTTCTTATGCTCTGTCCGCGACTCGATGTGCTGTGCATCATTCGGCAAGGTGTCTAACGACGATTTTAACCATTTCACATCATTAATAGAGTCACACAGTATCGCACCACTTTTGGGAATTATCCGCCTGGCCATGCGTCCACACCCTTTTGTTTGGCACCTGGCCTTTTTAGGGATATTGTCTATCCGATGGAACTTTTCGGTTATTTTTTTACATCTCGGACAACTATATTCGTAGATAGGCATTCACACACTCCTTTAGACTTTTTTAGTTTTTTCTTTTCCGCTTCTTTTCCATTACGAATTTCTCCCAATAATCCAATCAATGCTGTATACGTAATTTTTTGAACATACGAAAAGACAAGCTCGTCTCCTTCGATAAAATTTCTTCTATTTAAAAAATCCTCAACAAGTTTAAATGTATTTTCCTTAAATCGTAACTCAAACAAACCTTTAAACATTGCTTCTACTCGCGCAGCCAACTTGTCCTCTTCTTCTAATGTAATTCCGTACTGTCTTCTTAAAGATTCCATGTTGCTTCTCCTCCTCCTTATGTTTTTGTTTTATTTTTGATCGTTTCCCTGCGTTTGCAACGATGATTGCATGACAAAATCTCTTAGCTGAATAGCCGTCTCTTCCGGCAAACCAGCATTGACTAAAACCTGAAGCGCCTGTTCTGTTTGAGATTCAGCATTTCTTTCTAAAATCTCTTTCCATCCGGGAAATCCGATGGATTCAAGTGTTGCTTGTTGGTCAATGACGCCCATTTCTTTTAACTTTAGCGCTAAATCTTGCCATTGAAGTTTTGTTCTTGGCGTTGATGAACCTGACTCAACCACATAACCAAACTTTCTCCCGGCGAACTCTACACCTGCAAATGGCAACTGTTCGTCCGCCACATTAACAGAATCAGGACGTGTCCCAAAATTTTGATACAATCCTATTGCCCACTTGGATCTCTCTTCTGCTAGAAAATCAACAGAAGAAGTCTTGGTCAGCATTAAGACCTGATTACGTTCTTGAAGCGCCTGAATCGCCGCATAAGCGATAACTCCATTTGGTGCTTGCCCCCTGTCGGCGTCCTCTATAGCGTAAATACGATCAAAATTTCGTATAAGCAATTCCAGGACGCGAAAAAATGTTTCCGGCAAATTGGGTATTTGCATAAACTCAATCCGGGCATTCGGAATGGTCGGCATCAAAACCATCCTGCCGGGTTTACTGATAGAATTTTCTATCATTTCTTTAGTTATTCCACAATGTTGCTGCACAATTAACGGTGGAGCCATAACGTTGATTACATAATTGATAAGTTTAGAGAAAATGAGATTGATTTTAACTATCAGATCTCCGACCTGTTCAGCCGCTGCAAATCCATAAATTGTAACACCATCTTTGTAGGAATTTGCAACATAGCAGGGCAATCTCCCCCAGGGATATGTTGTTGAAGCAAGTTCATCTGCCAGTTCTGGATTAAGATTTGGGTTTGCATTATCGTCAAGGATAATTATTCCGCTCTTAATAGCCGGATCTTTGCTTTTGGAAATCGTTATTTTTCGTATTCCGTCGCGATACACTTTTTTCTTTATTGTTGTTATTCTAACTTGAGGAGCCCCGTTTTCGTCTATAAAGGGTTCTTCTGTTTTTTCTTCTGTTTCGCGGTCATCTCTTAACCAAACCTCAATTACCAGACAACGTTCAAGGATTTTTGTGTCTTGTCCGGCAACCTCTCTAGTTACGGTCATAGCATCAGTATAATTTCCAATACTCTTCTCTATTCCGTAACCTTGTGTCTTGTATGTTTCCCGGACTGTGCCCATTAAATCATAAGCATCATCTTTAGCAATATCCTTTACTTTAAAAATACTCTCTATGCTAGAAACGAAATCAATGTACGCATAACAGATATACGGAGCTTCCTCTGCTATATTATCCCAGTTTCCGGGACACGGGAAAATACTATACGGATCTGTCACTGCAATATCGGGGCGAAATCTTCCTTTGTCCCAATAGGGTTTTTCCGGTGTAAATCCGTATATTTCCATCTGTCTGGAGGATGCGCGTGTCTTTGATTGTTGATTAGTGTCCTTCCACCATTTTTTTAGGACAATAGACAGGATATTTTCAGAACCGTCACCTTGTCCATCAAGGTCAACTACTTCTCCGGTGGGTTCTCTTGCAGTAATGTTTGAGACAGTTCTTTCCACATTGGCAAAATAGAGATTAATCGGAGTAAGGACTTTCTTTTTGCGTGGAGCTCCTTTGCGGCCTGATTGCTGCGTATCCTGATTCCCTCGATACAAGGCGAAATTATTATTAAAATCGTCATGTTTTCCCAAGCGTTCTTTCTCGTTTTTTGCCGCTTCAAAAAGCGAAAATGCGAATTCTCCTACATCAGGATCATTTTTTGGTGGCACATTTGATAGACTCCAATCATTTTTAACCATGTTTCTCTCCTCTCACAAACCCACTCTTGCGTTCGCTATTCTTATCGCTTTTTTTTCGTCTCCTGTTTCTTTCAATATTGCATTGGCTATCTGAGCGGCTTTTTTTGCTTGTTTATCCGACAATTTATTGTTGTGCTTTTTTCTAAATTCTTCTGCTGTCCAGGGCATTTGACGTTCCTCATTTTTGACTTACTGCAATTACTCGCCGCTCACATCAACAAGCGCAGGGTTTCTAAGTGAAGAAACGACTGACACGTTTTCTTTGTACGCATTAATTAGTTTTTCATCGTTGACGTCGTAATTCATCGTTCCCCGATCAATCTCAAAATATTTTGGCTGACCCAGCATGGGAACAATATTTACTTTAAACTCTCCTTCTTCCGTTTTAATCATTTGCATAATTCGGGGATCTTTCAATGCTAATATTCCAATCTCCGATGGAACCTTCTCTCCGATGATACCTCCCGTTTGCGTGTAAACTATTTTAATCATTACTTTCTCCTTTATGAGACCTTTTGTGGCTATTCAGTCCTAACTCACTCTTACATTCCTTGCCGCATACATCGCAGATAAAGACGGGGATAGGCACCTGCAAATCATTGGCTGCTATTTTTGCCGGCATCACTACGTTCAGGGCGCCTCCTACAACCAGCGGAGCCAGGCATTCAGGGCACGCAAGTTCTGCTGCCTTAGTTGTTGCTGATAATAAGAAATCAATATGATATTGAAGCAGCGAACGCAGCATCCCGCCGTGGGGCGGTAAATTCGGGTCAAACTGTTCATTAGTTTCAAATGACATCCTCCCGCATTGGGGACATTTCACTTTCATGTTTCCTCCTTAATGTTTTTCCCGAATATATGATTAAAAATTCTATTTTTTGCAAGGACTTTTTTTTCCGCGCCATCTTCGCTAAGAGAATCAAGCTCGTCTTTCATCGTGAACACTTCGCCCTTTGGGACACTACCCGTTATAAATCCAGTCCCTGGAATAGTTGACTTGGCGCGATGAACGATAAAGGCACCGAGAAAGACACCTGATAAACATAAGACCCCACCAAGTCCTATTAACGCCAATGCCTGCAAAAGTTCAATCATTGTTTTTCCTCCTGTTTTTTGTTCGTTAATTATCAATCACAAAGCAATTAGAAGAGTGCTGATCCATCCATTCAGTGCTTAGCAATAATGTATGCACTAAACCTCCAACTGCCATAATTGCCGGCTCATCTCTTTTGAACTCTTTTAGTCTGCTCTTCAAAATCTCTAACCCTGAAAATTTAAAACGCTTTACTTCAATATCTTTTGAGATTAACGACTGCATCGAGCGCGCATAATCATCAAAACATGTCGATTCGTACAGATCAACAGTCGGACTAATTGCCAATTCTTTGCCCTTATATTTCTCGTTAAATCTCGCTATTGTGGTTACAAATCTATCCGGGTCTCCCCACCACGAAGCCAGCAACGTAGGTTGTAATCCATAGCCATACTTCTCTCGCATAGATATTGTATGATTTAGCAGGGTTGGAATATTCTTACTCTCAGCTTCGGCTAATAATCGGAATATAGGCTCTTCTATCGGTTGTACATCTTTAATGACTGCAACAATCGCTAGATATCCCGGCCTTCCTTCGTCTTTTTCCGAAACCGCGGTTGGCCAGCCGATACAGCCATAAATATCGTAATATTGTTCGTTATTTTCAATGTTCTCATAATAAAATGGTCGCTCAATCATTGGTTTGCCGGTGATCAGGGCGTTATCAAGTCTGCTTTGGCGTAACTCATACGCATAAGGATGAGTTATTTTTTTAATGATAGAACTCAATGTCAATCCTCAAATACACTATCGCTAAAAAAGCTCTCGCCGATCAGGTCGGTTATTGCCCAGACCAGCGCATCTAAACGGTTTGGTGATTTGTCTCCTGGAAGCCACAAGCAGAGCTCATCTTCCAAGGCCGGAAAATTTCCAACATGATGGACAAGATTCTTCTCATACTTTGCGCTTACCGGCTCGGCGCGCACATTTTTACCGCGCGCGGCATGAACGAGCTTAATGGGAACATTCTTATCAACCTGCTTAATCGTAATGGCCACCATCTCCCCGCCTTGATTCTTCTCGGCCACAATCAGATTTGCCTTGTGCCGGTGATAGGCATCAACGGCAGCCTGGGCCCATGCCAAAGGTGATCCATTCAATGTGCAATCTTCCAGAATAAAACCCTGATCGGCCAGGGTGCCGGCCACGATGATACCGGCAGCATCCCCGCCACCATCGGCAGAGGTTGTCGGGTCGATGGCCACAACGATCTTTGATAGTTCAGGTGATTGTATAACCCTGTTCTTTTCGATGTTCTCCCGCGTCCACAACGCGCCCGGAGCTTGGTCGATGTCCTCGGCCAATATCTCCATGCGATAGGCTAGGTTGCTCATGTCCGATGTGATTTCATCCAGCGCTTCCCTGCTTATGTAGGGATTGTCCATACTGGAAAAATGGAATGTCGCCCAGCGTCCGGGATTGGATTTTTCTAGTAGCGCCGCTTTTTTAAAAAGTTTTGCGGCATGTTGAGGGTCGTTGGCCTTAGAGACACTGCGGGAATGCAAAGAGGGTGGTGTATAGATGAAAACTGCGTCTCCGTCGTTGTCGAGCAGCATTGGCGCACCGACAACCGCCCAAGCATCTTCATTGATGAGTTGGTACTCGTCAAAAATGAGCAAACTGCAATAATCACCGCGTAGCGTATCAGCATTCCAGCAAGTTTTTGCTCTCAATCTTTGCTCTGTGCCTTTTAACTCAATAATATGTTCAGTCTCATTTTTGTAAAAAATCTTGTTTCGGGTCAGCTCATCGGTTGCGTTTGTAACCGATGTCCAAAATCTGCCAATTTGCTCTGAGGTTGGAGCTGCATACAGGACTCTGCGGCCTTTTAGAAATTCTTGTATGGCAAAAATAGCTATCCCCACGGTGTTATGTGTCGCAATGAAATTATCCGTAAGGTAAAGTCCAGCCGGATCAGATATCTTTATACACTGCGCGGCTTCTTCTCTAACTTTCTCAACTTTATGTATGTATCTTTTGACCGGCCAAGCTCTCCGTTTCGCTTTTTGTTTTTTGGCCGGGAGGGTAAATAAACATGAGGCATCCGGGAATAATATGCTTTGTCGGTAAACATCTCTCGCTATAACTTTAACCCCTTTGTATTTATAAGAATTTTTCTTTACACGAAGAGTGCATAATCCACCCATAGATTGTATTACCTCTGCGACATCTTTCGCAAGTCTTTCTGAAGTTTGTTCTAGCCTCGGCTGGCCATAATAATCTACAGACCCGTCTGTATCTAATATCCCCTGGATAATTCCCATCCTTACCTCTATAGAGTTATATTTATATACATCGGGAATATATTTTTCGTAACTGTACTTACCCCATAAATTAAGCTTTTTTAGTGCTCTAATGATTGGATTCTTGTAGACACCCATACCAACACTTAAAACATAATCATGTTTGTCGCCATCTCGCCGCATAGTCATTCCTTGCGGCAATCTTTTACTCACTTGCTCACGGATATATGGATCATATGCAGACACCATCACTGATTCATGCAACATGCTGCCATCTCCAATCAAAACCCCAAGCAAATATGGATCTATTGGCACATCTTGAGACATAAACCGCACGGGGCTTGTGGATGGAATGGTTGGCCTCCTTTTAGTGCCATGACCCACTTGTGTAATGGTCTTCATTTTTGATAATTGTTCAGTCGTAACAACCCTGGTTCTCTCCTTCCAAACACTATCTGTTCGCCTTTCTTTTATCTCCCAAAGATGGTCGAATGTGCTTTCAGCGTATTCACCGCCCCCAAACGATACACGATAAATATCCTGTATCCCTTGCGGATAGACTCCTTCAACTCTTGCCACGCCACCAGCCGGTGTTAGGACTTTATCTCCGATTTTGATATCCGCCATAATTTTATACCCCGTAGGAGTATATATTTTGGCCGTTAGCGGCTGTGCTTTTCCCGAGCGTCTCCCCGCCCTAATCACCTTTCTTTTTGCGGCCGACTGCATAAAATCCAGTTGTTTTGCGTGCGGCTTCGGAAGTTTTACTGTGTATTTTTTAGTCATTATTCACTTTGCGTCTTCCCTTCGCTCTCGTAAATAATTTTAATTTCCACTGGCCCCCCATCCTTCCCAACTACCTGCTGATTGTCAGCATAATGAGCATGATTTTTTAGCCAAAAAATTGCTCCGGTAGCGTTCTTTCCCGCCAATAAATATTCCTCAACATTCATTTCAACTTTTAACTTCGCCTTTTTTATTATGTCTAAAAACCCTTTTCTGGTATCATAATTAATAAGCGATTGCCGGGAATTAAACCCAAGATACGAGGCTAAGCCTGCGATGGTGTATGGTTGATTTTGATAGCGACTATTGGTTGTTGTGACATTC